GCGGTCTGCGTGCCGTTATCGAAGATGTATCGGCTGGCAGTTGATCCGTTCATTGGATAGATTCGCTCGGCCCACAGCTGCGCATAATCTGTTGCGCTTGATCCGTTCAGAATTTGAATCACATTTGCGGCGCCTGATTTAATGCCCGCCGTGTAAGTGCCGTCGCGCTGACGGAATAGGATGCGCGGATTCGTGCCGTTTGCGGCATTTGTATCTTGAACAATAATGTCCGACCCTGTGGCCTGCAGACTCAGATCCGATGTGGTCGTTGCATTGGATCGAACAAGTGATGTATTTACAGCCGTTGTAGCATTAACAATGGCTGCTGTTAGCTCGCCTTCCAATCCAAGACCATCTTGAACAATTACACCCAGCGGTGCTTCTAGGTACATGACCGTATCAAGGCTGATGCGTGAATACTCGCCAAGGTCCGATGACATCACAGGTGCAATTTGCATCATGCCGCCATCCTGCCAGATTGCACCTGCGCTAATCGTAGGATCGTTAAGATCAGGCAAAATTAGGCCTGCGCCTGCGCTCATCATTCGAATTTCGGCGCAATCAAGCGTTTTTGTGCCAGCGGTAACGGTGCCGGTAGTTGATACGGTAATGGTAATTTTTGCATACGCAGCATCATCGGGTACAGTCACATTTTCCCATTGAGCGTCAGGATTAATTACGGACCATTCAGGTGCTTGAATGTAATTCAGACCGAGCGCAACATCTGTGAAGCTAACAGTTTTGGTCATTGAAGACCCTGTTGCTGCATAATCGCTAGTTGCGTAAGACATACTAAGCGTTGCGCTGCATTGTGCGCTGTTAGTGGCGTTAATTAAAAAATGTGCCTCGACCGTATGCGCAAACGATCTGTTGCGCGATCCTGCAATTGGCACAAAACGCGTCAGCGTGGCGCTCTTGCCAGTTGTAGTGCCGCCTGCAACGGACCATCGCAGCACATTGCCAGATGCAGCGGAAGCGTCAGCGACAATTGCGGCAGTAATCGCACCTGCGCTGTTTACATCCGTAAAGGTCCAATACGGCAAAGAATTTTCTTCAGGATCGATGTCAGCAAGCGGATCTTGTGGCCCAAAGGCAAAATCCCCGTTGGCAACGCCAGCTTGAATTTCTCGCAGCGCAGCCTGGCCAAACAGCAACGCAGTTTCGCCGTCAGTATTGCCAGACATAAGCACATTGCCATCATCAGAAATAACACCGCCGCCAAAACCGGCAAGCTGCGCGTTATCTGATCCAAACTTTTCGTATGCCATCAGCCAATCGCCTTTCTTAGCCATCGCTTAAACGCGTCCATTGGTACACGCTCGCATGTAAAATCAAATTTGCGAATCATTGATCCAGCTTCAAAGGACATTTCCATTTGCTCGATTCTATAAAGACCGTTCAGGTCCAAATCGGCAGACACAATGGAAACATATTGTCCAGCTTCCCAATTTGTCAGCGCGTAGCTCGCTGCCGCTGTTTGTTTGTAGCCTTCAGAATAGCCATAAACATTTGTGCCGCTTGCAGACGCGCCGCGAATGCTAAACGAAATGCTGCGCACAGGCGCAGCTCGATTTGGATAAGTGTTAGTGCCAAAATATCGCTTCGAGTAGTTGGTAATTTTGTCGCTCCAGAAAGCTGGCGAGGCCGATCTGCCCGGCACAGGATTAACTTCAACAATTGTTTCTGGTCGCAAGCCGTTGCGCGTTGTCATGCCTGCGCCGTTTGGCGCAGCTGCATCATATACGCGCGAATATGGATCCGTAACCGTATACACGCCGCCGCTAATCTTAGAATCCAATTTGCTCCAGCCTTCAGACATTACAAAATTAACTTTCTTAACGATTGAATCATGATCAAGAGAAACGCTAAGATCGCGTGGAGCAATCGTTGATGGCTGCGCTGTAGTGTTGAAATTTGGCGTTGTAATAATTCTAAACGGCGCGTCCGCGTATGTTGGCGTGGCGCTAACAGTTTGATATGCAATCTGTCCAGACGGCTTTACCCAATAGCGACGCTGCAAGCCGTCTTCGCTCTGCGCAGCTTCCTTAATTGTGTCCATGAATGATCGAAGCGTGCCGGGCTTAGTAAACTTTTGGCGTCCAATAGTTGCAGCTGCGCTCGATCCATAATCCGGCGTTGTATTTGTTGCGACCATTAATCTATTGGCTGTGCGCCCGGTTGCAGAAACTCGGCCCATTGTCTCGTCCGCTTTCGCAACAAGCGCGGTCATAATCGCTTGGTCCGTTGATGAAGTTTTACCAATAGAAAATGCCCATGTGTTTTCAAGAGAATAAATTCCTGCGGGATCGGCTTTGCGGCCTTTGTTCACAATGATTTTATCCAAGAAAGAAACAGCTGGAGAGACGGTCACCGAAGCGCGCGTGCCAACGCCGTTCTCCGCAAGGCGCGCTTCAATCTGCGTAATGTATCCAAGAAATGTAGTTGTGCCGCTTACTTGAAAGCGAACGCGCGCATTGTCATTTACATTGCCGCTCTTCCACCACGGCCCGCCCACAGGCGTTTTAACTTGCATAACATCGAATGAAAATGTGCCGCCCTCGCCGCTTGCATCTTGCTTGAGACGCACGCTTACAGGATCGACCCATGGCGTGCTTGGGCTTGCAGTTGAGTAATCATCAAGAATGTTTGCGCCGCCGTTTACGCCATCAACAAGAATAGAAAATGGATGCGTTGCCATTATCGACCTGGCCCAGGAATCATATTGCCGAGAGAGTCCCGGACGGTTGCATCAAATTCTTTCTGCCCAACATAAACTTTGAATTCAGGCGGTCCGTATGATGTGCCAAGATTTCCACTCGTATATGCCGGCACAGGTCCAGATGTTCCAGTTGGCAGAGTAACCAAACCGAGTTTATCTAGACCAAGAGCGTGCGCAAGATGATCAGTAAAGCTCCAGTTTTTCATGCCAGCAATTTTGTCTTTCACTCTTGTTTCGGCGGCCTTATCGCCAAACAAAGAGGACCAGTTATCAAAATAACTTCCTAGCTTCTCTGGAATCTGTGCAAATTGTCCAACCATTGCCGCTGCGGCAACTAGCGGAGCAAAACTGAATCCTCCACCAGTTGGTGCAACAACAGGAGTTGTGCCAGGAGTTGTTCCAGGAACCGTACTTGGAACAACATTCATTGGCACACTCTTGAACAAAGCAAAGAATTTGGTGACCGCTGCGCTCGTTAGCGAAGCTGTCATGCCTTTAATAATGCCTTCAAGAATGCCCGCGCTTGCTGTTGAAATGAAATATGCCTTGATCGGATCAACGCCGCTTGCAAGCAAGTTAGTAGCAATTGCGCCGCGCAGCCCACCGAACGCTGCAGCAATACCAGTAATGGCTACGCGAATCGCGCCGCCCGGTCCAAGTACGCGATCAGCTTCCTTGCCAACACCCTTGATGCTATCGACAAAATCACCAAACTGCCGAAACAAGCTTGGAAGTTTTTCTTCAGCTGCGGCGATAAAGCCAGGCAGCTTTGCAAGAAACTTGGTCACCAGCTTATCGGTAAATTTTTGAATGTCTGGCGTTGCAGCTTTAATGTAATTGCTGAAACGATCCAAGAATGGCTGCAAGCCCTTAAAGAGTTTGGTTACCGCAGGGAGAAACGCTGCACCAAAAGATTCCTTTAGCTCTGCAGCTTGAATGGAAAGCGTAGTAAACGCGCCTTCGGCTGTGTCTGCGTAGGCAGCGGCGGTGCCGCGCGTCTTATTAAGAATTGCGTTAAGAGCTTCCTGCCCCTTAATACCCTTCTTTGTAATGCCAAGATTCTTAAGAGCTTTGCCGCCCGCGCCCGCATACGCCTTACCCACAGCAAGCGTTGCTTCGGCAAGATCAATACCCGTTGCGCGCGCAAGATTCATTGCCGTTGTCTGAATCTTTTGCGCAATAGAATATTTCTTGGTAAAGCGCGTCGATGCCTCAACTGATCCGCGGATTTCATCGTCTGTAAAGCCAAGCTTTGCGCCAGCTGCAATTTGCTTATCGATTGCAGCGGTTACTTCCTCGGTGCCAAACTTTCTAGCCTTCAGCGTTGCAAGTAGTTTTGCCGTTGAGGCTTCATCTGCGGCTGCGCCTTGAATTGCCTTCGCGGTAAAGAATGCAATGCCGCTTGCCAGACCTGCAACGCCAAGCGCAGCTTTCTTAAGATCGGATCCAACCGTTGCGGCAATGCCGCGC